CCCATTTGTTAGCTCTACTCCAGGCTGTCTGATACACATCACCTCTATCTATAACAATATAATCTTTAGTTGGTGTAAGAGGTGGATAGTAATCCCATTTTTCATTATCTTCATTGAATCCATCAAGACTATTCACTAAAGCAGTTTCTTCAGAAGTAAGTCCTGAAGCTGTTGTTAGTGTCCAGGCATTGTTATTAAATGTAGCATCAACTAATTTTTTAAATGAAATATCATTTGTTAACTTGTCTACATAGGTAATATAGATTGATTCAGAGTTTGTGGCTTGACCAAGGTGTATCCAATCTTTTGTAAATTTTATCAATGCACGATCTTTAAACTGAGTAGGATTACTTTCTTCTCCCTCAAATCTAAATCCATCAAATATTGGTAATTTGTTTGTACTTGTATCAGCATTGTACGCATCAACTAACGCTTGTGGTGATTGATTACTAGAAGCCCAATAACTGTTGTCTGTGTTAGGAGATACTCTTTGTAATTTACTTGTATCCCATATACCATAATTTTTAATTGTTAGTTTAGTATAATCATTATAAACTTTGTTTCCATTTTCATCTATGTATAATTCAAATTTTGTTTCTGGGTTATTTGCAGTAACTAGATAAGTTTTATTTTCTATTTCTGCCGCCCAGCCAGTTCCATTAGAAAACTTAATTATCATTCCAACTTCTAGTACAAACGAATTATTAGCATCTGTTAATTTGTATGCTGGTATATTTTTAGCATCCTCTACAGGATTTGTAGAACCTGATGTATATACACTTTCATATACTGGCATCTCTTCAACCCATCTATAGTTTTTGTAGTTTAAAAATTTATCAATGTCAATTGGTGGGCTGAATACAAGTTTATTTGATGAGTAAGATGCATTATAATTATAAGTTTCAAAGTTTTGATTTATTGCATATGCTATATCATCAAACGCAATTTTATTAGTTAATTCGTTGTTGTTGCTGTAAGATACTACAGCAGGTGTTAATTGAGTTTTATTTCTAATTGAAGCATTAACACTTGGTGTCAAATAAGTGTCTGTAGATAGAGAATATTTTCCGTTAGTAGATCCTATATAGCCATTAACTTGCCCTAACGGTCCTTTTGAGACCATTTGATCAAGGGTACTATCTAGCCAACTTTTATTAATGTCTGTTTGAAAAACATTAGGTAAAAAGTTACTAGTCTTAATATTGTTTACCTTGTTTGGGCCTGCTTTCTTTTTAGCCATCTATTATATTCCTGCTCTAATATTTTCGTCTGTTATATTCTGAATAATGTCAATGTCGTTAACACTTACATCTGGAATAATAAGTTCGTCACTATTTGGAGTAAACTCAAACATATCTCCAAACACACTACCTGCACCTTGTGGCACAATAACAAAACTACTTAACACACCTGCAAGTTTTTTATGCACATATGCCGCCAGTTCTGTAAAGTAGAAAGTTTCGCCAAAATCCCAATTTGAATAATCAAAAAATTCTTTGATAGCTTCTACGGTTTTATTTTTTAAATCAGTATCAGTTATATTTGATCCTGTAAGTTTTATCACTCTGAATCTTGCTTTCAATGCGTTTTCTGCTTTTGGTCCAAATAAACATTTATACCTTACTGGTTTGTAAACTACAGTATCACTCATTGCTTTCTTTTCACCAATTGATGAAAATAGTTGACCTAGTTCGTAGCTTGTTGGTGGTAAAGGCATACTAGGAATTGTGCCTAATAACCAGTTTTTATATTCTGTATCGTATGCAGTAGTTAATGCAAATACATCAATAACGTTTGTAAAACTAGGATCAACAACTTGATTATCAGAAGCAATATGTTCCCATTCAAAATTTAAATTGTTTTTACCATTGTATATTTTATCGTTGACTGTTATTTCTGTTGTTCCTATTGTGTCAAAAAATGCTTCAGGATCATCTGGTCTGCTATCAGCATTACCATCTACCAAAACTAATCTATAAGTGTTTGCTTCTACTTGATCATAACCATAAACATAAAACTTTCCTAGTCTTGCAATTTCATTACTTACTACACCCATAGGAGCAATAACATCTCTTTTTGCTTTTTTAGTAAAAGAACTAATTTCATTTTCGTTTTGTATATTTCCAAGTCTTACTGAATTACTACTAAAATTAAATCTTAAAGTTCTTAAATGTATATCATATTGTTGATTAGTATAATTAAAATAAATTGACCAACTTTCATCACCTAATCCAAAGTTTTCAGGAAACGATGCGTTAGCGTTAAAAGTTTCTGGGCTAGTATCTATTTCCCAACTTCTATTTTTGTAGTTATATTTTATACTAAATGATTTTTTAGAATCAAGATAGGCTATAATAATATCTCTTTCTTTTGTGCTAAAGTTTCTTGACAATGCTGGATATACAATGTCTAATGTACTGTTAGATGGAATCTCAGTATCAAGTATGATTGAGCCTGTGCCATCGTTTTGCACACCTGTTGGTTCACCTGCATTTGTACCAATACCTTCCACCCCCAATCCAAAGTTAAATATATCTACTACCTTAGCCCATTTACTACCTTCAGGTGTTGTAAATTTAATCAAAGAGCCAGGTGTAATATATTGCATATATGTGGATACAGTATCTCCTACCCTAACAATAGTATTATTAGTATCAGTTAAATATCCAGTCTTTACACCGCTCACTGTTTGACTTGGACTTTGCCATACAAAAGAATCAGATGTATATGGATGTGTTGGATTATCTTTTAATGCAATAAATGCATTTCTGTATTTTGAATAATATAAATTAATATACTCATCATTTTTAATAACGTCTTTTACATATTTGTTAAACATTTGACTTGCATTATACAGACCACTAGTTGAAGAAGTAGACAATCTTTCTTCTTTGTATAATGTTGCGTCATTGCCTTGTAAATACAAGTCACTATATTCACCTGTAGGGTCAATAAATTTTGAATATCTACTGTGTCCACTAAATGTTCTGTTTATGCTTTTTACTTTTATTACTCCACCTGTGTTGTTAGCTAATATAGTATTGTAATCTTGAGCAGTAATCATTCTGTCTTGACTTGCATAATTTTTTGGTGCATTTTCTCTTATACTATCTAAACTTTCACTTGAAGTAGCATTTGTAATTGATTGTTTTAATTGCAAAGTAAACACCGCTGTATATGTGTTACCATCACGACCTGTGTAATTTAAATTAATTTTTTTGTTTGTTAAGTCATCTGGTCTTAAAACATATGTTGTATTTTCACTTACTCTATACCAAACTCTAATTGTGTCTTTTGGAATATTACCAAAAGTTCTGTCTGGAAATAAAATTGATATTTGATTATTCTCTCTAGTCTTAACACTAAAGATATCTCTAACACCAGAAGCTAAATTGTTGTAAACTATATTGCTATTAACATCTTTAACTTTGGTCCATTCTTTAACAAGGTTGCCCGTTGTGTTTATATTTTGTACAAAGCAATCTGTGTTGTTAACGTTTGGAATATTAATATCTATAACATTACTGTCAATCGGATCTGCTATTGGAAAATCTTGATATGATAAATCACCTTGTTTAACTCCAAAGAAGAAACCTGTGTTAGCACTACTAATTCCTTTACCGTCATTTTTAAAATACATTCCAAAATTAGAAACTGGATCTGGAGACTTCTCTTTAAAAGTTAAATTAGTTTCATCATAGTCACTGCTAATAATATTGAATGTTTTTGTAGCACCTGCTACTGTACCTTCAACATCAAACTTAATTTGATTTGGTGTGTTGTTTAAATCATAAAAATCTGTTCTAACATTATTGATTACTACACTTTTATTTGGACTACCATATTGATTACTGTTTTGTAATACTGAATTTATAATAGTAATAAAATCATCTAAATTGTTAACATCATTAGTAACTTCATATTTAATTTCTTTTCCACCCAAACTTGTTCCTGCACTACCTATTACTGCTTCGTTTGTTTTAACACCAACAACTTTCATTTCACCATACGCAGGCACGTTACGTCTTGGTGAGTATCCTAAGAACTCAGCTAATTTAAAAACTGATTCTTGTTTTTCTGCTGTTGTTAAAAAGTTATTTCTAGCATTAAGATCTACTCTGTATGCTAGGTTATGTCCAAACTGTGCTACTACATCAAGTAGTGATACAAATTCAGCTGATTCAATCCAGTCATTGTAATTTTCTGGATATGTGTTACGGACATAGTCAACCATAGCTTCACGAATAGTATCATAATCAAATGCTTGAAAGTTAGCATTTACATAAGATTCGTAAACTACTGTATAGTCTTCTGCCGCAAATATTTTATTTTGTCTAGTTTTCTGTGCCATGTTAAATCTCTGCGTCCTGTTCCCTATCAAACTTAATTTGCAAATCTATTGCTTTCGTAGTAGGTAAGTATGTTAAATTTACATTAACAGTAACATAATGTTCATCTTGTATAACACGAACATTTGTATCGTTAACTTCAAATCGAGGATCATAGTTTACCACAGCAAATACTTCTTCTCTTATAGACTGAATAGTATCATCATCTAATGGTTGAAATACATAAAGAGGTAAGTCACAACCAAATGTTGGATTGGTCCATTTCTCACCTTTACGTATATGAAAATGATTTAACAAGTCACGTTTAGCAAGTTCAAGGCCAGAAAGCCCCTTGCTAGTATAAGCCTGTTCAACCGTAGTATATCCAATAATATCGCTCATACAACTATTTATGCGATTTATTATGTTAGTAGTTTATGATTGAATAATTAGCTTATCCTCTGGCCACTGAACATAGTCTTGCCAGGAAATATCTGGAATTGTTATTGAATGACGCTTGTTTGCGTTGTTAATTAAATGCCAACTTGGAATAATTGGTTCTTTAATTGGCTTCATAGATGTTTTATTACCTTTTTTAACATTACAAGGACCACAAGCTGTAACTACATTTGTCCAATGTAATCTTCCGCCTTTGGATTTAGGTATTACATGATCCATTGTAAGTTCTAAATAATTAAATTCGTCGCCACAATACTGACATTGATAATGATCTCGTAAGTATACATTCTTCCTACAGAACCTAGCCCGATCTGGTTGTCTATGATATTTGTTGAGCATTATGATACTTGGAAAAGGAATTTCAAGTGATGCACTTCTAATTACTTCATGATCGTATGTTTTAACCACATGAACTTTATCAGCAAACATAGCCTTGATAGCATTCTGCCAGCTGATCGTACTCAATGGTAATGTAGAGAGAGGTTGCCCATCGGCATTAAGTAACAAAACATTAGGTTTCAAGTTCGTGTTCCTTTTATATATTTACTATTTTTTTTGCGTTTATTAAACTTTAACTTAATTGTTTTACTAATGTTCTTTTTCTGCTTTCAGAAAGATTTGGCAAAAATCTTCTGGTTTCAGCATAATACACATATTCAGCTTGAGATTTTTGTGTATCAGTTAACTGAAATGTACTATACTCTTTTAGTAATTGTTGAATACCTTGTTCTTTAATTAGTGACCTATCTTTGTATTGTCCATAGTCAGCTAACATTATTATTTTTGATTCAGCTTGTCTTTGTGTTCTTTTTAATCCACCTAAAATTAATGCAGTAGAAACATAGTCCCATTTCTTTTCTTCTATAAGTTCGTATATACGAAATTTTCTGTCTTCTGTGCCTACTGATGTAATATCATCAGTAAACCAAAATAAACTTAACAGTCCATCATATTGACTTTGTGACAAAGTGTTAATTGGTAACTGTTTTTTAAATCTCTTTTCTTTGTCTTTAAAAAGTTCTATCCATTTAGTGTATGCAGAATCTTCAGTTAGTCCGTTGCTATTCAAATCTTCTTGTGCAGTACTTTTATACCCTATTTTGGCTACACCGTCAACGGTTTTTTTGTATCCACTCCAGCCCATTGTTCTGATAATATAATTTATAACATTATCACTGGCTTCTAAATCTTTCACAACTATCTCATCTCTAGCTATGTTTCTATCTAGTATAGTAAACAAACTAAAGTCTATTAAGTTTTTTTCGTTGATAATATTTGGAAAGTTAAATGTAGGCATTATGCAGTATTTCCTTTACCTGTTGTAAATGTTTCTTGATTATCAACACCAAGCCATGGATGTTTTTCTGGAACTCTACTTGCAACACTAGTTTTTACATTTTGGTTTTGTGTTTGATTCTGTACTGTAGTTTTTGTAGCTGGTGTTGGTTCTGGTCCATTCATATCTATTCTAGCACCTTTGATAATTTGATTGCCTGCAACTAATAAATTATAGTTAACATCACTTTGTATATTTAAATCAACTGCACTATAGATATCAATACTTCCAACACTTGTTTCTAGTTTTAATCCATCACCGCCTGTACTTTTTATATTAACACCCATTTCTGCCTGCATATTAATACTGCCTTTGGCGTGAACGTTATAGTCACCTTCGGTGTGTATGTTTACTCCACCTTTGCTGTAAACATCTACTCTGCCTTGTTGATCCATTTCAACCCAAGCATCTCCGTTTTGTGTTACAACAAAAATAAAACCTTTGCTATCTTCAAGTAATACTTGAGCTCCACCGTGTGTTCTTAATCTAATATTTTTACTATTGCCTTTGTCATCGCCGTCGTCCATTGTAAAAGTATGTCCACCACGTGTTGTTATACCAAACACTTTACTTGGACTTTCTCTTCTAGCACTACTCTGACTGTGCCCTCTTACATAATCTAAACTTAATCCTTGTTCGTTTAATACTGATTGAAACCATTCGTTAATTGGTTTTGTATCTGCATCATTTTGATCATATGGATTTTTTTCAACTGCCGCACCTAAACTTTTATCTCCATTGGCATATACTTGACCACTAGCATTACCACCCATCATAGCATTTCTATCTTTGGCTATGAGGCTTCCAACTACTATACCTTGTTCTTGACTGCTGGTATAAGCAACCAATACATTTGTACCAATTTCAGGTGGCTGTGGCCAAAAGCCATAACTTATAGGAGCTTGTGCTTCTTTGGTTTCATCATCACCACTTTCTTTTATCTGTGTGTGACCACCCATGGGTATAGCTAGTAAACAAATTCTATCTGTATCTTTTGATCCAAAGTCTGATATTCTAACTTTGATTCTACCAGTATACAACGAGTCTTTGTTTTCTACAACTTCGCCAATATATAGTCCACTTAAATTATTAATATTGTATGCAGAACTTTGTCTTACACTTTTACTAACGTGAACACCATCGTTTTTAACACCCATTATGTACTCCCTTCTGTTGATGTCAAGCTAGGATTATCACTTGCAGTTATTTGTATTATTTGATTCAATACTAATGCTGGATTAGTATTTGTATCTTTAAATCCCAATAGGTTTTGAGTAAACTTTCCACTTTGAAATCTGCTCTCTACACTACGAATACTATATATTCCAGTTGAAACCATATCAACTGGACCTCTTACTTGTTTTTCCAATAAGTCATCTGGATTTGGATTATAGTTTAATAAACTTATTAACAAAGATGTGTTTGATATATTTGGTGACGCATCTTTACCTTGTACATGAGCTTTAAACGTATTACCTTGCCAAAAAGGATCACCTTTAATTTCTATATTAAAATTAATGGCATCCATTGATCTTACTGCTAATGCTTGAAGCCTTTGAGCATACATAGCATCGCTACCATCTGTTTCGTTTTTCTGTTGCTCTTCAACACCCAATGGAACATCATAATATTGAACTAAATCATTATAGTCTGCTCCTACACCATCGTATGCTATATCATCTAAAAACTTTGTAACCTTTGTTGGTGTTGTAGGTGTAAACTGTTCTCTGCCATCTGCATGATATATTCCTTCTAATGGAATTCTAGAAGTAACATATAATTGTTCTACATCAATTTGATAGTTAAGTACTTCGGTGTTTAACCCTGAATACAAATAGCTATAGCTTTTTGCTAGTGTTAAATTTTTAATTCTGTTTACTTGATATTTAGTATCAACAAATTTTTCTTTGTGGTCTTTTTCATCTAAACTTGGTGTAGTTTCATCTGCTCTTACATGAATTGTAAATGTAATAAGTTTAGCGTCTCTTTTTACTTCTTTGCCTTGTTTATGTGACATTTTGTCTTGGGCTAATTGATACGTTATAGTTGGCTCAACGTGTATGCTATAAACAACTCCTAATTTCTCTTTAGCTTCTTTTACATATGTAGCAAATGCTGGGCAATTTGCTTGAATTTGTTTTTGTATGTATGG